TGGGTTCAAATCTTTCTCTGAGTAAAGCCATGTTGATTTTATAGGCAAACTCATAATAATATTCTTTACCCCAAACCGATGCCATTTCAATTGCCATTCTGCATTCCTCACGCAATGTTAGGTCCTTGTTTCGTGTCCACAGGATTGTCTCTTCTATCGAGCTTTTCTTCAAAGCTCCACAGTATCTACCTTCTATGATCTTGGGATGTGCTCCTAAAAATGTGATGTTCTCAAATTCTCTGAACTCATCCTTAAGTTCTTCATTCTTAATGTCCGAAGTATAGACCTGGCCAATTGATTCCATCCCATCTCTGATTTTCCACGGAGTGAACATGTCTTTCACTTCATCACTGAAGCAATAAACATGATCATCTCCACAAACTTTCATTCGTACGTGTTGATCAAAGACATGGGTGGGAGCAATTTTAGAAAAAACATATCTCAAGTATAATTCATGAACGATGTTATTTGCAATGGTTGTAAAAAAACAACCCGAATAATGCGTGTTCTTGAAATACACTAGATTATCCAAAACTTGAGCGGGTGAGAATCTTTGTTGTTGAACAAAGTTATCTTTGCCTAAATCGTTTGTAACAGGGCCTGCTAATTCCATAAGAATAGAATAAGCCGCTTCCTGAAAATCTGGGTGTGTCCTTTTATCGAAATTTTTAAAATCTCCAGCTACAAAATTCTTACCGACCTCAACTAAGTAATCATACATAAGTTGTAAATCGTAAGAATATTGGTTCAGACCAACTGCCGAGGCAGTAGTCATATAGGAGCTGTTAAAAGATACCAACAAATGCCCAAATAACATACGATAAGCTACGTTGGAGATTAAATCACCGCAGTAGATAATTCTCGTCCGCTTTTGCTTTATTTTCTCGGGTGTGACCAATTCATCTTTCAAAAAAGCTAAAAATCGTCTCTCGTTGAAAACTTCGTTTTCTAACTTTGTGAGATAATCTTCAACTAAGTCTTTAAAGAATGGCTCATACTCAAGATTTCCTGTGGTGTCGAAACGGAAGAACGTTTTCTTTCCTTTCGCTTGTGCTAGCTTACACAGTGGATAGCCAGCTGATGTGTTGACTTTTAAAGAAGACAAAATGCCTGGAATACCGCCTAGTGCTTCTTCAAAAGTAAGTCGACGCTGACCTATAGGTTGTTTAAGGTCCGCTTTGAGTCTTAAAAGGCATGTCGACTTAACTGCCTGGAGGATAGATTTATCAATAGTTGGGGGCTCTACCGACAACGAATCGATAAGCATATTGATAACTGGATCCTCCCCTTATGCACGCTTGTCGCTAGGACTTAAGATCGGTACAACTTTCTTCGGTCTCAATTCGATCGTTCTTGCGATCGCCGATGGTCGTAGCTTTGTTTGTCTGTTCATGAAAACTTGTTCACTAGACGGGACTTTACTCAAACTCTTGAGGTTAGGCCCTTCTATAACTGGTCCTTGAACCATGAAATCGACGTTATCAACGTCGATATCAGGTTCAGAGAACACTTGAACAAGATCCTCTTGGAAGATTATGATACCTAAACCAAAACTTCCAAAAGCATTTTTCCCTCCAGCAACATGGAAACCCATATACTTGTTAGGAAAATTTTCACCAACAGACAAAATCAAAGAACCACAATCACCAACTCTCGATTCAGTGTTATACACCAACGCTTGAGATAACTCAAACCGTCTTTTGCATCCCACATACGTTCGATTCTTAACCAATTGTAAATTAACCGATCTTGCGCCATCTGCGTATTCAATCCTTCCATTGATCTTTTGGAAGTTGTCGAAATCCTCTAAACGCCAAAACTTCTTGGTGTTATCCGGGAACTGATTTATTTTTGTTCCAGGAATTGTCAAGAAGCAGACATCCTCTCCATTTTCATCATGTTTAAAATTTGATTCTTCAAATTTAAAACTCTCACTCTGGTTATTCCATCTTACAT